AAACCATTAACAGACAAATTTAAAACAAGTACAAAAGATTTATTAGAAAGCGTATTTGGTGAAGATTATGTAGCTGGTTTTGCAGAAAGATTAGGAGTTAGTGTAGATCAAATTAATGCATTATTTGAAAATACTGAAGCACCTGAAAATTATACTAATGTTATAAAAAAAGGTGCAGATGATGCTGGTAATTCTTTAGATAAAGCTTTTGGTGCAACTATGAACGAAAAATTAGAAAGTTTTTCTAACAGTATAAAAACAGTTGGTGAATCAATGGCAGATGTTGTTGTTAAAGGAATAAAAGGCATGGAAGATGCACTTGTAGATTTTGTAATGACAGGAAAATTAAATTTCAAAGATTTAGCAAATTCTATTATTAGAGATATGGTGCGTATGCAAATACAGCAATCAATAACAAGGCCATTAAGTAATTTTATAGGTGGATTATTTGGTAATGCAGATGGTAATGCTTTTGTTAACGGTCAAGTTCAGAAATATGCTTATGGCGGAATAGTTAATAGACCAACATTATTTCCTATGAAAAATGGTATGGGTTTAATGGGTGAAGCAGGTGCGGAAGCTATCTTGCCCTTACGCAGAGGTGCAAATGGAAAATTAGGAGTACAATCTTCTGGTGGTGGTTCTACTGTTATAAATGTTTCTGTTGATGCTAGTGGTTCTGAGGTAAGTGGTAATACAAATGAAGGAAATCAATTAGGAAATATTATTGCAGTAGCAATTAAAAATGAATTAATTAAAGAAAAAAGACCTGGAGGGCTTTTATCAGCAGCTTAAATTATGCCTACATTTCCTAATATTGAACCTTCATATGGGTTTACAAAAACTCAAACACCAAAAGTTGAAACAATACAACTTGGTGATGGTTATCAACAGCGACTTACAAAAGGATTAAATCAAAATCCTATGATGTTATCTGTTGCATTTAATAATTTAACTGAAGCAGATGCAGACACTATAGAAGCATTTTTTGTAGCAAGAAGAGGTGTAGAAAATTTTGATTTCACAGCACCAGGAGAATCATCAGCTAAAAAATATATCTGTAAAAGTCATAAAAAAGAAATACGTTTTCCAAATAGAGCAACTATTACCTGTCAATTTGAAGAGGTATTTGAACCATAATGGCAATACCTGTATCTGAATTACAAAAGTTAACACCTAATTCAATTATTGAACTTTTTGAACTGGAACTTATCGAAGGTTTGCATTATGCAACAGGTAATCCATCTAATGTTCCGACCATTTATAGATTTCATTCTGGAACTAATATTGATAGTTATGCAAATATTGTTTGGCAATCAAATACTTATGAAAGATTTCCAGTTGAAGCAAAGGGTTATGAATATACTGGCAAAGGACAAATCCCAAGACCTCAACTAATAATGAGTAATTTGGGAGGTATCACAAGATTAGGGTCTGTAATTAGAGTAACAGATTTACTTGCTTCGGTAAATTTAGTAACTCCACACAATGATTTATTAGATGCCAAACTTACAAGAAGAACTTTAACTGCTGATGCTTTAGACGCTTCTAATTTTAGTGGTGGCACTAATCCTTTTGGTACACCAAGTTCAAATGAATTTCCAAAAGAAATACATTTTATAGATAGAAAAACTTCAGAAAGTAGAGATACAGTTCAGTTTGAATTAGTAAACAGACTTGATATGCAAAACAAAAGAATTCCAGCAAGACAAGTAACAAGAAAAGATTTTGAAGGTGTAGGAACTTTTGTAAATTAATGGATGAATATTGTAAAAAACAAGCTATAGCCCATGCCAAAGAAGAGCAACCTAATGAATCCTGTGGTTTATTTTTAAAAACAGAGCAAGGGTTTGAATATTTTAAATGTCAAAATGTTGCCTATGAATTTGAAACAAATACTTTTGTTATAAATCCTTTTGACTATGCTGATGGAGAAGATAAAGGAGAAGTAGTAGGAATTGTACACTCCCATCCAAATAACGTATTGCAATTTTCAGAACCTGATGTATTGAGTTGTAATGCAATACAAATACCTTTTTATTTAGTTTGCCCAGACTTAGATAAAATGATTGTAATAACACCCAAAGATAATGCTTAAAAAAATAAAAATTTACGGTGTTTTAAGAAAATATACAGGTCAATCTGAATTTATGGCTGATGTAAATTCACCTCATCAGGCTTTTAGTTTTTTGTTTTGTAATTTTAAAGGTTTAGAGGAGAAGATGGCAAAACAAATGTATTGTGTTCAAGTTGGCGATAAAAAAATAACACAAGATTCAATTCATATGCAGACTGAGCAAGATATAAAAATTATTCCTATTGTTCATGGTAATGTTTTTGGACTTATTATTGGATTAGGTCTTAAATATGTTGCAAAAAAATATATAGGAAATGTAATTCTTAAATATGTAATTACTTATGTTGCTACTAATCTAATAATGCAAGGAATTAATAATTTAATTTCACCGCAAGAACAACCACAAAATCAACAATCAAGACAAGACCCACTTGATCCAGCAGCTTTATCTTCTAATTATTCATTTACAGGGCTTACAAATATTAGCCAATCTGGTATTCCAGTTAATGTAGCATATGGAGAAATTTTGGTCGGCTCTATAGTGGTATCAAACGGAATTGACACAGTTCAAGTGGAGGGCACAAACTAATGTCTATTAAAGAATTTGACCAAAGTACAACTTTTTCTAATCCTGATTTACCTAGTGGAGCATTATCTTCAAAGCAATTTAATACAATAGTTGAGCTACTTTCTGAGGGAGAGATTGAGGGGAGTGCAACAGCATCAAAAAATGGGATCACAGACAAAACCTCAACAGCTTATATAAATAGTTTTAAAAAAGATATTTTCTTAAATAAAACACCAATTTTACAATCTGCTGCAAGTGTCACAGCACCAAATGATAGTGATTTTAATTTTCAAGATGTTGGTTTTGAGTTTAGAGAAGGCACAGCAAATCAAACTTTTATTTCTGGCATAAAAAACATTGAAACAGAAATTGGCATTGGAACAGTTGTAACAACAACAAATCCAGTAACACATACAGTAAGTCAATCAAATATTAATGCAGTAAGAGTTACAATTCAATTTCCTTCAATGCAAAAATTTAATGATCAAGGAGGTATTGACGGAACAGAAGTAAATTTATTAATAAAAATTATTGAGAATAATGGTACAACTACAACAGCAGTTAATGACACGGTTAAAGGTAGATCAACAAATGCATATAACAGAGATTATTTAATAAATTTAAAATCTGGTACAAGCTTTCCTGTTCAGATAAGAGTTGAAAGAGTAACAGCAGACAGCACAGATTCAAAGATTGTAAATGCTTTTAGATTTTCTAGTGCAACAAATATAATAATGAAGCAAAACGCATATCCAAATACTGCTCATGCAGCATTAAGATTTAGTGCTGAGAAATTTCCAAGAATACCAAATAGACGTTATCGCATAAGAGGTGTAAAGGTAAAAATACCATCAAATGCAACAGTAAATGCTACTCATGGCAATCTTACTTATGCTGGAACTTGGGATGGAACATTTAAGGCTGACAAAGAATGGTGTTCAGATCCAGCGTGGATACTCTTCGATATTTTATTATCGGATCGCTATGGGTGCGATATTGAAGAAAGTTCACTTGATAAATTTACATTTAAAACAGTTAGTGAATATTGTGGTGGTTTAGTTGATGATGGTTCTGGAACAGGATCAACAGAGCCACGTTTTTCTGTAAATATTTCAATCACTCAGCAAGACGAGGCTTTCAACGTCATCAACGCTTTATGTAGTGCCATGAGAGCCATTGCTTTTTATGCGGCTGGCACAATAGCTATAAAACAAGACGCTGAGGGTCAGGCAACAAAATATATTTTTAATAATTCAAACATTACAGAAGATGGTTTTGTTTATAACGGTTCAAGTTTAAAAACTAGACATACAGTAATTCATGTTCAATATTTTGACATGACAACACAGGAACTTGATATTGAAACAGTCGAAGCTGACGCATCCACACAGGCTAAGTACGGGGTACGAACAAAAACTATTAAAGCTTTTGCTTGTACTTCAAGAGGTCAAGCTGCAAGACTCGGAAAATGGTTTTTGTTCAATGAACAAAATTCTGGAGAAACCTGTTCTTTTGCTACTACTTCGGCTGCTGGTGTTCTAGTTAGATGTGGGGATATAATTGAAATTTCAGACAGTTTAAAATCTGGGGTCAGAAGAGGTGGTTTATTATCATCTGTAACTAGCACAACTGTTGTTGTATTAGATGATCAAGACTCAACAGATATTCCAAGCCTTACTTCAAGTCCAAACTTATCTGTAGTTTTACCAGATGGATCACTTGAGACAAAAACTATAAGCGGTATAAGTGGAAAAACAATAACTTTATCATCTGCATTTTCTACAGCACCAAATGTAAATGCACCTTATGTTTTAGAAAATTCAACATTAGAAACAACCACTTGGAAAGTTGTTTCAGTAAGTGAAAATGATGATCTTACTTATACAATTACAGCTTTAGAACATAACGAGGGTAAATATGCTTTTGTGGAAGATGGCACAGCATTGCCAACAAGAAATATTAGTACTTTAACTCAAGTTTTAAATCCACCCGAAGGATTACAGGCAACAGAACAAATTGTTTTAATAAATAATAAAGCTGTATCAAAAATATTACTTGATTGGCAAACACAATCAGGAGCAGCAAGATATGAACTTCATTACAGAGTAAACAATGGAAGTTTTACAAAAATAGAAACAGTATCAAGTTATGCTGAGATTGTTAATAATGAAGCTGGTAGTTATGAATTTAGATTATTTAGTTTCAATGGTTTAAGAGAACCATCAAGAAATCCAGCAACTTTAACATTCTCTGCTGTTGGTAAAACAGCACCACCATCTGATATTACAAATTTAACTTATGAACCTATTTCAGATAAAGAAATCAGACTAAGATGGGATGCTGTTACAGATTCTGACGTGAGGGCTGGAGGACGTATTCATATACGCCATTCTCCTAAAACAGATGGAACTGCTAATTTTTCAGATGCAACAGACCTTGTTCTTGCATTAAGTGGAGCATCAACAGAAAAAGTAGTTCCGCTTTTAGAAGGGGAGTATATTCTTAAGGCACAAGACGATGGAAACCGCTTTAGTACAGGAGAAACTTCTATTGTTATTGATTTACCAGATGCACAGCCTAAGTTATTAGTACAGGCAAGGAGAGAAGATCAGGACAGCCCAGCATTTCAAGGTTCAAAAACTAATGTAGGTTTTGATTCTGGAACTGGTGCAATAAGCCTTGCTGGAACAGGTAATTTTGACAGCAGTACAGATATTGATGCAGAAAGTTCTATTGATGACATTGGCGGAGTATCAACAACAGGAACATATTTATTTAATGAAACTTTGGATTTAGGTGCTGTATTTAGTCTTGATTTAAGAAAAATAATACAAACTGCATCTGTATATTCAACAGATTTATTTGATTCAATAACAGATTTAGATGCAAGACAAGATTTTGATGGTACT